TTGAATGTATCTTTGATGTTCTCAGGGAGAATACATTCATCAACAGTTTGGGGTCGATACTTCTCTACCCACAAATAAGTTTCTTGATTAGTCATGATATGATGAGTCACTTTCCTGTGCAATATAATACTTAGTGTCCTGCTCCGTGTGTGTAAACCGTGTTACAGTTTGGGAGCATACATCCACAGTATAATCACCTGACAGAAGTTTCAAGTTTTCATTCTTGAGATAGAAAGAAAAAGTAGAGCCTGGTTTAGGATTAGTCCCGACCTCGACCGTGTAACTGTTTGTGGTGGGAGTCTTCTTATCAAGTGCGACGAGTTCAATTGTTCCTTCGTCACTCGACTTGATACAAAGGTCTGGAAGTTGAAGAACAGATGCAGACCTTTGAACTGATTCGAACACACTCTCCGTGAGTTTGAAACTAATCACTGGTTCAGGCATCTTGACCTCACGAGTGAGGGTGGTGAGAAGTCTTGGTTCTGAATAGTAGTAAGAAACTTTACCACCACCTCTTCCAGAAATGATCATGGATTTTTCACCAAACTCAAATTCTGGATCTTCGAACAAACTAATTGTTCCTAGAAGTTTACTTAAGTCCCAGATACCAAACTCTACCTCGAAGTTTTCAGTAACGACAGATTCCGAAACAATATTCTTTGCAGGAGAAATCGTATTGATCACGTTACCTTCTTTGACCAACAGATTAGAGTTGATCTGAGAATAGTTTTTGAGAATAGCGAGTGTTTCTTTGGACAGTTTTGTTTTACTCATTATACACCTTCCATTCGATCCGTGAAATCTTCTGGATCGAAATAACCTTGTTTCAAATCTTTCATAATTTTACGAGAGTTGTGACGACTAGATCTTTTTTGTTTTCTTTTTTTCGACTTAGTTTTAAACTCTTTTTGTGCTTTTTCCTCTTTGTCATTCTTAGACATGTTGTTAAAAATCTCCTATGCTGGACATCAAGTTTTTCAACTTGTTTTTAATAAAGTAGTCTAGGAGTTTGGAACGATCATTAACAATCATGTCCTTCTCAAACTCCTCTAAAATCAATGATTCATATTCATCTGGAATCTTAGTCATATCAATCATCGTTTGGTTTCTTTCGAAGTTAACTTTCCACGCATCATTATACGGATCATCGATTACTTCTTCAACTCTTTTTTTGCTACAAGGCTTTTGTCTTTTACCATCGATCATAAAAGTATCATCATCTGAGAGAACATTTGGAATACCATCTGACGAGTCGCCTTTGATAATGTGTTCCATCAAAAAACGTTGAGGGTCATCACAAACTAGAAATTGTTTCTTCATCAAACTATACTGTTCGACGTTGTTATATCTTTGGAGTTGTTGGAAGTCTTTATCGTTTGAAACGATGAGAATCTTTTCGCTCGTATGATATTTGCGTGATAGGACTGCAATAATATCATCTGCCTCAACTCTATCGACAGAGAGACATTTGTAGGGAAAAGTTTCTCTAACCTCATTTCGAATGATATTCATGACACCAAAGACATCAGACCAATCGATTGCAGATTTATCTTGATTCTTTTTGCGATTCGCCTTGTAGTATTCAAAGCAATCTTTTCTCCAGCAGTTTGAGGTATCATCACAAATTACTAGATCACCATAAGTGTCACCAAACTTAGTCTTAACCATGCGGTATGTGTTTAGCACAAGGTGACGTATAAAGTTCTCATCAATTTTTTGCTCTTGTTTTGCTACAGAAAAAATGTTTGCGATGAGAACTTGACTATTATCAAGAAGAATAATTTTGTTGCCTCTTTCAGAAAGTATCACCACCATCGATGGTTTTATTTGGGTTGTCAACAGGTTTCCATTTATTGTTTGGATGAGTAGATTCAGGCACATATCCTGAAACTCTACCTGTTGCGATGTAACTATTACCCTCATAGTATACCACATCACCAAGTGAATAGATAGTATATTGTCCAGATTCGTCAAACATTTTAAAATCTCCAACAACGTTGAAGCGATCTCTGTTATTTACCTCTTGAGTAAATCTTCTTCTGCCTCTTCTATCCCTTCTTAATACTGATCTATTTCTGTATAACGAAGTTCTATTAGACTGCACTCTCTGTCTCTGATGTAATTGACTCATCAGATTATAAATCTGAATCGCCTCAAATTTATTGAATCCTTCTGGTATGATGTAGTTTTCAATAAATTGTTTCGCAGTTGCAGAATCTCTAACAGCGCCTACTTGTACCGCAACCATTTTGGAGTAAGCAGACTGCCATCCACCACCACCCCAAGCGTAAGTTAAAAGTTGTGATATGTCGTAAACCATTACTTTTTCTTCTTATCGTTCGTAAGTTTATAAACTCTATAAATCTCATCAATATGTATGTGAGCATGATCTCTCATGTGCATACGATCTTCTCTCTCACGGTTAGACATGTACCAAAACTTCTTATCTACAATAAATTCGTCGATAACATCTTTCTTCCAACGTAGTTGAATTCTAAGATCTGTTCCTTTTAAGAAGGATGACCATTTATCATGATCTCCTGCTGTTTTGTAAACTTTAACAACGAAGTTGGAGTCGAGACTTTCTAACGACTGTGTTAGATAAGTCTCATATGACTCCGACTTCATATTCTTATACTTAAGCGGTAGTAACTTCGGCATTTTCCTCTACCTTAATGGTGTTCAGAATTGCAGCGTAAGCAAGATATGGGTCCATATTTGCTGCTGGTCTACGATCTTCCAAGTAACCTGCACCGTCATTTTTCACTGTGACGGGTGGAATACGAATTGATGCAGACCTATCACTGACTCCATATGAGAAGTCTTCAATGGAAGATGTTTCATGCTTTCCTGTCAATCTACGTTCATTACCCACACCATAATCACTGCTTGACATGAGTTCACCATGACCGTCTGCTAATTTTTCGCAGATCGTGTTCATGAGATCCATATCACCAGATCTCATAGAATGTGTTGAAAAGTTAATGTGCGCCCCCGATCCGTTCCAATCTCCTTCGACAGGCTTAGGATCATAGTTGATACCGATCCCTCGACTCTCTGCAACACGCTGTAAGATATAACGTGATATCCAAAGACTGTCAGCAGCATCAATCGCATCCATTGGACCTAATTGATATTCCCATTGAGACTTCATTACCTCAGCATTGTTTCCTTCGTAAAAAAGACCAATTTGTGAACACGCTTGAGCATGTTGCTCTACCACGAAACGTAATGGAGTTAAGTCACCACCAACACCGCAATAATAATCTCCTTGAGGTGCTGGATATTCACCATGCTCACCCCACTCAGCAGGCCAGTTTTCTTTTGGATTCCATAAGACATATTCCTGCTCAACTGAGAAAATTGTCTTATCAGATTCTTTGTTATTCGAAAAAGCGTCTCGTAAAATTGCACGATTGTTTGTTGCGTGAGGGTTACCATCCATATCATAAACTTCACACAATACAATGAATGATGGAATGGGTGACTGAGGAGGAACGAATGGATTCTTAAAAACCTTCACAGGTTTCAGAGAAAGATCGCTATTTTCAGTCACCGCTTGATTGGTGCTTGATCCATCATAAGACCACTCAGGTGCATGTTCAATGATGTTATCGATAGTCGGTGGAATCTGCGGATTTTCTGAGGGAATATTTACGTTCCGAGTTTTGGAGCGAATACCCACTGGTTCACAACCGTCCAACCAAACATACTCTAATTTTACTTGTCTCATAAACAACCTTTCTTAAAAACGAGAACTGGTTCATATTTTACATACGTTCCATTTATTTTGCAATAGTTTTTACACTTAGGTTTTCCATTTTCGTCCAACCTATTTTGACCAGGCATTCCTTCGAGTGCCATCTTCAAAGTATATTTATACTCGACACCCATAGATTCAAGTATATCAATACTATCTTTTTCTAAAGGCAGATATTTTTCTCCAACCTTAACATCAGCGATGTTCCACAATAAGTAACGGTTAGGCTTTAACCAAGTCACCGCTGTTTCTAAGGTCGGACGAAGAAAACCATCTCTCCACGATTCATATGATGAACCAAACTTTTTGTAACTTTGGTTTTCGTTTTCGCTGTATGCTTCACGATTAAAGTAGGGTGGGGATGTAAAAATAAGATCTATATCACCTTTATGTTTCTGAAACCCCAAATCGTGTTGGATTACCTCTGACCCCAAACAATAGATTTCATAAGTGTTAACAGGTCCGCAAAAAAATGTGTTTCCTCTATTGGTTTTGGTGTTGTAGAACTCAGCGATATCGGAGTATCTGTTGGTGCTGTCTGGAGAAAAGTTATCAACGTTAGGGTCAGTGCCGATGTAATGAATACTTCTGTCATCACGAACGGACATCGCTCCAAGAATCCTACCTCCCCAACCAGCGGACGGGTCATAAATTTTAATAACGTCCTGATCTTTGATATCATCTGTAAACCTTTCATATAGATACTTCGCTGTCATGGGTGGGAAGTTAACTGCTGGTTGAATATAACCAATACGAAACGCTGCAAATCCTTTTGGAAACACTCTGTTTCCCTCTTTGTATATGCGAACGTTATACACCTTATCATCAGGCATATTATCTATATCAAATGTAGAGTAATGACGATACTCTAATCTTCCATTTCTTTGTAATTCTAAAACTTGATCTTTCGTTAAAGAAAGTGTGTTTGACTGGTCTACTTGATTATACCCAGTATTCATCCCTTCTTTGATTGCAACCTGTTCTAGAAAAAAGTTGTAACCATTGAAGATGATGCTCTGGTTATCGTAGAAAGTATTGACGAATGTGATACCGTCATCAACTGAGACTAACGCTGGTTTCACATTATTTTTGAAACAGGTGAGAGCGTGTAGATACATGGAGTCTCTGCGAAAGTGTCTCATGCATCCCTTAAACATTTTCTCCTCAAATCTATCCAACGCAAAAAGATCATAGATTGAATAACCATTATCTCTTTCTGTGTAATTGATTCTAGTTTTATACATGTTCGCAAACCACTGATCTGCCTCTGCACCTAATCTACTTTTATTGACAATGACATCATCAGGGATGTCAGACAATTCGTCAGAGTGTGTGAACTCGTGTATGGGATATGAGATCATTTTATTAAACTGATCTATGATTTCATCTTCAGTTTTTCCTTGTCTCGGTGGGACGTTTTGCTCATCCCAAATATCAATCACAAGTTTTCTCATCTTTGAAACCCAAGATCGAAACTCATCTGGAGTCATGCACAGTAAGTCCTCGAACTTACAGTTAATATCAGAGTCTATGAGACTAGTGTTTTTCTCATACATTACTTGATCCTACTAAAGTTGTTCTTTTTCATAAACACAAAGTGGTTGTGGAACTTATCAGCAAGATGATCCGTCTTGTGACTAATCACAAAGATATTTGAATTACCGCTAGTGAATGTCTTAAGTAGTTTCATAAACTCTTCGGTTCCCGCTGCATCGAGACTTGAATCAAAAACCTCATCGAGAATCAACAAGTTACAACTTACGCTGTTTTTCAGTTTAGCAACTTCTCTCCATGCAAACAGAAGAGCAAGATCAATACGAAGTCTTTCACCCTCACTTAGATTGTAGTATGAGAAGTCATCACGGTATCTGCTTTTGATTTCTTCATTAAAGTTTTCATCGAGTGTAAACTTGCAAAAGAAGTCCATCGCCTTCAAATACTTATTGATTAAATTATTCATGACAGGGAGATACTGTTTAATAATTCTTGCTTTGATGCCTGTATCTTTTAGCAGACTTTGAATAATCTCAAGATGATTTTCATCAACAATAAATCTTTCTTTTTCTTTTGTTTGTTCCATACCCTCATGAATCAACTTCTTCATTTCTACAATATCATCATCAAGTGTGTTCTCTTGACTCTGGTTTTGCTGTTTTCTCTTGAGCATCCCATCGATGTATGTTTGACAAGAATCTATCTTCGCCTGTTCGTATTGTTTCTCACCCAAGATTTGATTGATCGTTTGTTGTATTTCATCCTGATCATCTAGCCTCTTTTTTGTTTCGTCCATCTTCACTATCAACTTTTGTAGATTGTCTTCGTGTTCAGACTGTTTTGTTTTTTGGTTTGTAACAATCTGACACTTATGATCAACGCCTATATCTTGTCGGCACACTGGACATTGATCGTTCTGTGAAAAGAAGTCCATATCCTTTTTGATATCGGAGAGTTTAGAGTTTATCTCTCGTCTTTCGAGTGACAGGTCGGACAAACTATTTTTATTTACGTCATGATCAACCAACTCACCAATCAGATCTAGGTGCTTGTCCTCTAGATCTTTTATCCTATTTTTTGCGTCCTCTATTTCTTGTTTCTTTTGATCAATCTCGTCATCGATACTATCGAGATTACTTTTTGCTTGGTCTTTGATCTTATCAATATATTCTTTTTTAGTTTCGATCTTTGTCTTTAGCATATCGATACTATTTTCTTTGTCCTTAATAATCTCACGAACAGCAGAAACCTTACCCTTCACCATGATGTTCATGATGGTAAATATATTAATATCCAACAAGTTTTCAACGATGTCTCTTCTATCTGTCGCAGACAACTGCATGAAGGGAACATAGTTTGATGATCCCAAAACAACAATCTGACAGAAGGACTTGTAAGACATTTTAAGAATCTGTTCCTCTAGGATTCTCTGATAGTCTTTTGCTTTAGCCTCTTGTGGTAGCAACTCTCCGTCAACATAGATGTCGAACACTTTTGGTTTCTGTCCTCGACGAACAAGATATGACTTAGGACCAATAGAAAATTCTATCTCAACCACAGAGTCCTTTTCATTAATACTATTCACAAGTGTAGAAACGGTGATACCACGAAATGATTTACCAAACAAAGAGTATGTCAATGCATCCAGAATCGTAGACTTACCAGCACCGTTCTCTCCCGTTATAAGGGTAAGACCGTGACGACACAAATCAACTTCTGTGAATGCATTTCCCGTTGAAAGAAAGTTCTTCCATCGAATCTTTGTAAATTTAATCATACTGTAACGCTAACTCCGTTCCACCAATGTGGAGTGGTTGTTTTCCATTTTGCAAAATACGCTTTCTCTCCATGATAATAATTACGATACGCTTGAACCGCATCACCCACAACCTTATATTGTTCAGGCATCGCTTGAGCAAACTCTGTCTGATGAATAGACAAAAGGTTATCGGGGTATGTATCAAGGAAGTACCGACACATAGATTCGCATGAATGTTTTTTCTCATAGCGTGTTGTGTATTCTTCGGTCAACGCAACAGCGTGTCTCGCTAACCATCGGTAGTTTTCTTTTGATTGCATAATCCACTGTGTGCAGGGATGACCAACAAACGATGCTTTCCACAGTAGACCTTCTCTTGGTTCTTCTAGTCTCCATCGTTTTATACGACGAGGTTTTGCACCCTTCGACAAGTCTGTATATTCCTGCCCATCAAGAACACGATGTGCAGATGACAACATCTGACATGACTCCACAATCATCTTAACGACATGCTTATCACATGAGTATTCCGCAGCCTTGATTGGATCATTATCTAAAACAAAAATGTTCACAGTGTTAAACTCTCCATATACAAATCACGAATCATTTTCTTGATTTTCTCTTTGTCGCCTTCGCACTTGAGAGAATCAACTTCATCTTGAATTAGTGTCAGTGTATCTTTTTTCATATCGATGTCAACCTTTTCTTGTTCAAGATCCTCTTCTTCGACAATCGTAAGGTTTGCGACTTGGGCGGTATACAGCCCTTCTAAGAACTTATCAAACTTAACTGGATCTTTCTTGCTCGATACAAATACCTTAACATATCGGTTTTCGTAACTAGAATAGAAAGACTCGCTGTAGGCTTTATCGTCCTCATACTTTAGTTTATGAAACATTCGACTTGGATTTTCGATGTATTCAAGTTCTCTTGTTTCTGTGTCTAGAACGTGAAAGCCTTTTGGTTCACCGTGATCCGAGAATGTTATCTCGTAGTGAGTTCCAAGATAGTGTATATTGTCTCGACTTTGTTTACAGTGAAAGTGACCACTCAACACTTTCTCAAAACGCTTGAATAGTTGTGGGGACATTCCGCCTCTATGCTTTACGCCTCTTAAAACCTCATATCCGTCCAACTCCAAATGACCAACTAGTATCGGAGCATCCACTGTTTTGATGTAGTCTGTAAACTCCTCTGCGTTTTCTTTATTTACCCACGGTAACATGGCGATTCGTAACCCGTCAAACTCCAGTGTTTTAGGCTTCTCGTATATGTTAAAGTCCTCGTAGAATAACTCACGCATCGAATTGATTCGGTTTGTATTTCTATAATACACATCATGATTACCTAAGATACAATGCAAATCAATGTTGCGATTTTTTAGAGGCTTTATAAAATGTTCTCGGACATGATTAAGAACGTTGAAGTTTACAAACTTTCGACGATCCATAAGATCACCAGCATGAAGAACTGTGGTGATGTTGTTCGCATCTAAGTAAGGGAAAAATGTATCGTTGAAAAACTCAGTAAAATAGTCAAGGAATAACTGAGAGTCTCCTCTCGCTCCCCAATGCGTGTCACTCAGTAGTGCTATTTTCATCTGCGTCCTTTTTCTTCTTTTTCTTCTTAGGTGTAAATCGTTCTATGTCAGAATCGGTTAGATTAAAATGCTGTTCAAGGCTTTTATCTTCAAAGTAATTTTCGGAATAATACTTTCGTAAAGATCCCTCTGAGTCTTCCATCTGAATTGTTTTAAACTTGATATAGTTTTGTTTCTTTTCTCTTTCGATTCTTCTCAGAAAAGCATAATACACAATCTGAGTAAAATATGAAAATGGATTTTTAGATTTTTCAGGGTTGAAGTTATGAGCGTACATCAGACAGTTTTCAATACCATCGCCGATCATCTCATCCTTAAATGGATAGTTCATGAAGTTTGGTTTGTATGACAAGTGTTCCGCAATATCCAAAAAACATTTACCAATATACTCAGTCACTGGTGGTCTTGGTTCCCCCATAGACTCTGCTTCTGTAATGTTGTCTTTCCACTCACACATCGCTTTGAAAAACTCTTTGTTATCGATGTATTGATTTTTTTTGCTGCTCATATTTTTTTGTCCTTTTTATTCTTGACATGTCACACATCATATCACTAGACTTAATCTTGTCAAGGGGAAAGGGGGGTACAATTAATCATCTTGTTCTTCTGAATCTTCTGAGTCTAATAAATCATTAGGATTCCAAGAGTAGTCGGTCCACTGAGTTCCAAAATCTTCACGATCAGTTTCGTTACTTGTATCTTTATCTGTGAACGTTCTCATACCAATGTCGTCATCATCGATCAAGTCCATGATATCGTCTGGATCTAAAAAGCCTTCTTCAATAAATTTTTTAATGATACTTGGTGGGAAGATCATGTTCATGACTACAAATTCTTTTTCTTTGTCTTTTTCTTTATTAGGCATACCAGAGATTTGGTCTATGTTATCCATGTTGTCTTCAGAGAAGTCATCATCAAATTTTTCTCTCATCGACTGTAACATTTGCTGAATCTTTTGCTCTAAAGCCGCTTGTGCTTCATCCTCGGTCATATTATCAATTGCATCGTGTTGCATCTGAATCTTATCGTCTCTTTCCTTAGAGTCCTCATACAACCGAACCACATCATAGTCTGGTGACAAAAAACTAACAATAAAGTCTTTTGGGATTACGGTTTTAATTTGACTACTATGACGTAACCAATCCTTTAACACTGTGACCTCTTTTTTACGACCAATAGGATCATGCACCATCATGTTTTGAAATTCATAGGGTCTTTCAACCGTAATGCTGTCTCTTTTCTGAGCAACAATCTTAGTTACGATTTCCTCTCCACTTTTTAATTTTAACAGTCGGTAGTCTGAGTTCATGTGTTACCTTCCAAGTTCAGATTCTTATGTGTAAAATCAAACTTCTCTTTACTATATATCTTCACTCTGTCCTGCATGTGACGATAGGTGTGGTTGACATACTTGAGATGTCTCAAATCATCGCTTATGTCAAACAGTTTTACTCTATCTTTCACATCAGACTTTCTTAGTCCTCTACCAATAGACTGCAATACACGAATAACGGATCTTGATGGTGAGGCGAAAATGATATTGTTTATATTCTTGATGTTAATACCTGTGGAGCAGGTTCCGTAGGATGCAATAAGTATCGAATCACGATCAACCGTGTCCACGAGTTTTCGAATATCTTCTCTCTGTGATACATCGGTCCCACCATGAATGAAGTGAATATCTTTATCGGGACAGTTGTTTTGAATCATTTCGTGAAGAGGGACACCGTGTTCTTTTACATAATTAAAAAGAAGCAAGGTGTTTCCCTTTAGTTTGCAGGACAAGTCAGTGATAAACTTATTTCTCGCCTCATTGTTGATGATCCACTTGATTTCATCAATATACTTTGCTCTTTTAGTTTCTTTCGTTGACTCTTTACTATATCCCAAAACTAGGCAATCAATCTTTAGTCTAGACAATAAGTCTTTGTCCATGAGTTTTTTCGTGGTGGTAACATTCTTAACCAATCCAAACAATCCCTCGATTACGAGTTTGTGAGTTTGTGATCCATCGAGTGTTCCCGTGGTTCCGATTCTATGATCACAATTTTTTAGTTTGGTCATGATACCTGTGAGTGATTTTGCCTTAAATAAGTGACACTCATCACCGAACACACAGTGAAAGTCCTTAAAATATTTTTCGTGTTCTCGATGAATACTCTGCCATGTGGATATTACAATCTTCTTATCTGTTGTTTTTTCTTGACCCGACATAATGTAGTGACAATTATCATCTACTGACCAATCACAGTTTTCAGCATAGTCTCGAAAGTCACTCATCATTTGAGAAACTAGTGAGGTAGTCGGAACGATAATTAGTATCTTTTTATCAGGCGGTAGACGATCAAGATAGTATCGCAACAAAGTGTAAATGATCAAAGACTTACCTGACCCCGTAGGAGAGACGAGAAGGGTTCTCTGCTGCTCTAGAGCGTGCTTAATTGCAGAAATCTGATGTTCGTATGGATCGAACGGAAGTTTTAGGTGTTCACGCATATACTTGAGCAAACTGTCATCAGATATAGTATGAGAAACGATCTCTAAGTTATTTTTGAGAGTATAGTTTCTCTCGTTTGCAAAATCAGCAAGATAATCAATTAACCCCCTATAGAAAGTTTGAGTGTGCATGTTGTATAATCTTATCTGACCGTCCCATACTTTATTCTTATAGGCGGGAGTGTATTGGTAGTTAGGAACTTTAAACGTAAAAAAGTCTGAGAGTTCTTTTGCAACAGATCTCTCACAGTCAACTTTTACATACACACTGTCGTATGGTTTGATTGTAATAAGATTAGTTTCCATTCGTAAATTTTATCCAATCAATTGCAGATCGAATATACCACTGTCTATCAGACATTGTTTTTACGACAGACTTTAGATATTCCACCTTTTCTTTTTGATACTCAACCTTATTTGTTAACTTAACAATCTCGTCATCTGACTCCAAAAACTTTTCTAAATCCTGTTTGAGTATGTTCAAAGCAAAAGGTTCAAGATCTCTTTCCTCTAACTCTTCGTGACTCATCTTTCCTGTATAGTAAAGCCATTTTATCTTTCGGAGTATTCGTAACTCACTTTCAGCCTTTGTAAGAATCAACTTCTCATCTAACAGAAAGTTTAAATACTTGTTATGAAGTTGTGGTGTTTTTAAAGCCTCAACATCTAATTCAGTTTTGTCAATTTCTAAGTCTTGCTGAACCATAGACTTCAACTCATCCAATAACATATAAACTCCTTTTGGTAGAGTTTACCCCATAACACCTTATTGTCAAGGTTATATCGGTTTTATCTCGTACGTCACAAACTTAAAAGATGCGTCTACAATGATAGGCTCTGTCTCACCAGTAGTGGAATCAAAATCTACGGACCCCAATGACTCAGGTATTAACTCCTTGAATCTAATTGACCTTACGGGTCGATAGGCACTATTTACAATGATCAACTCAGCATCTGTGGTAAATCTTTCTCTACCCTCAAACTCTGTGGTGTCTTCTAGATTTGCACAACTTCTTAACCAATCATGAAGTTCAAGATAGTTATCCATATTTTCATCCACCAAAAAACTTATATTCAAATCACCAAAATTATATTTATCACCAGCCTTAAACGATCTAGCACCAAATCTAGTTGGTTGTTCAATCGCATTTAAGGAGAAGTCTGGTATATTCACACGCTGACAGAACCAAACCATATTCGGAGATTTATCCATGATAAATCTAAACGAGGTGTTCATTAGATAATTATTAGTCTTTGGTTGTCTCGTGCCTAAAGATTGGTAATAATCTGGTATCGGTATTTGATTCTCAGCAGTGTATCCCATACATTATGTATATCGTTTTCTACCACGACCGATTAAAGACACACCTAACATCGTCAAGACGCTAGGCGCAGGAATAACCGTAAACTCTGGTACGACTGTAAAGAATATACCCGCATCACTTTCACCTTGAATTATGCCAGGACTTTCGATCCAAGAATCTGCGTAAGCGATCACAAACATCGTCGCAAATTCCCCAGGCTTTAAGCCTGAGGATTCCTCGTTTCCCTCAGTCCCCCAGTCCCAGTTATAGAGTCCTGTCTCATATGCAAAATTAACGTAGTCTGGATCGTTATAAAATTCATCAAATTGTTCTTCGAGTGGAGATGTTAGATAGCCTGGAATCGATAAAATCGAAAGTTCATCTGACTTTACACCAGTAAAAACATCAAAGTCTTCAATAGATGATTGTGACTCAGGACTGTTATGTAATGTGTAAGTGATAAGAATAGCGTTATCAGGAACACCGACAAAATCTTGCTGATCATCCTCTGTGTATACAGCGGTTTCTACATATGCATTCCAACGTTCCCCGTAAACATCAGACTGAAAGTATAGTTCTGGTTCACCGACGCCTGGTCCAGCAAGGTCAGCCATCGCAGATGTAGTTATAGCAAGTGCAAGTGTTCGTTTAAACATAATATTCCCCCAAGTATTTAATTACTCACTATTTATGATTTTAGCAATCTCCCCACTCCGCGAGGACTTTCAGGATTGCGTTAAATCCATTGTTAGTTTGCGGGTGGTACTTATATGCAGCAACGTCTCCAAGCACTTGTAACAAATCTTGGAAACCAACCAGACCATCTTCGTTTAAATCAGAAGGGCAAGAGTTGTCGGGGTAGTAATTAACACTATAAGGTGATGGATCACATGGATGATCGTTACCGCAAGCAAACCGTACCACACCACCAGAGGAAAAATAGTCTGGACCTGTAAACCGAGCGATGTGAAATGAACCAGGCCACTTCTCACTTTCCCAGTCAACATCAGCGTTCCACTTGATTAGATCACCGTAGTCATTCTGTGATGGGGAAGAGCAACACACTTGAGATGGAATCTGACCTACAGGGAAAGGCTCCCAGAACTTCAACACGGGGGAATCCATCAGATCCTTGTGTTGTTGCTGTACCTGTGGGTACTTGTATTGTTGTGAGTTACCGTACTTCTTACCGAGCGGACCATGCAGAATCCAAGAGTCACACCATGCGTACTCAAGATCAACTAGATCAGCCGTCCGAGGACAGCATCCCTGCGGACCCGAAAACTCCCAGTTGATTGGAGTGAACTTCGCACCGAGATACATCCATCGCTGGTAGGGGTTAGATTGAATGCAGTCCCAGTAAGCGCCAGGGCTTGGACACTCAATCCCAGTATCTATAGTCCAGTAGTCAATACACTCTTGACAATTATCTAACCAAGGATAAAGATGATCGGGTCTGCGATTCTTGAACATATCACCTTCAATCGCCCAACCAAAGGAACGAGAAGGCGATTCATTTCCACGGGTGCAACCGATCATGTAGGGACGACGAGGATCACCATTTGGGTAAGAAAACTCTGGATCAAAACCAGTTTGAATATAAACATCGAACGTTCGACCGAATGGAGTAAGTCTACCAAGATCGTCGATCCACATCGCAACAGCATTAGGATCGGATGGTGGACCAGACTCACTGGCAAAACTAAAAGAAGAAAGTGTGCAAACAACAAGTGTTAAAAAATGTCTCATAATATAGACCTCCTGTTTACTATGTATACGAAAAGAGGGGGGTCAAAGACCCCCCTCTCTTACTTCACTCGGAGTTTTTATCTATTAGGTTCCAGAGTTACCGTGAAGGTTAAGAACTCTAAAGATACGATAGTATTGGTTAGCACGGATGGTGAGTGTTTCACCGTCAGGCGTACCGTTCGCAGCACCAGTCGTCGTCACGAATGGGTTAGAAACCAGACCGTAACGAGTCTTGAATCCGATCTTGGGCTGGAAGGTGTTCTCACCGACTGCACGAACCATTTGCAACGGAACGTATGGGCAGTAGAACAATCCAGCATCATACGGGTTCGTACCCTTATAACCGACACAGACGTAGTTAGTTGGTCTGTTGTTGGTAAAGGAAGTTGATGCTTCGGTAGCGAATGGGTCAATGTAGACTCTAAACTTACCGTTAAGAACACCTGCGAATGTGTTACCTGTATCGTCGATGTTCAGGTTAACATTCAGTGCAGGAGAGATGTTGAGGTATCCACCCATAGCAAGAGCAGATGCGGTATCAGCATCACAGATGATGACGTTACCTTTTCCTCTACGAGTTTGCTTGGCGATAACGTTTGCTTCGCGTTCGATTTGGAACATGAGTCCTCTCCAACGCTCTGCTGACCAACGACCGTCAGAGTCGGAGTCGAGGTCGTACATACCACCTTGACCAGTGCCAGGGTGACCAATCACAGGTGTAGCACCAGTGTTGGCGTATGTCAGATCTTTTTGCTGGGCACCGAGTTTCGCAACACCGTAGATGGTGCGAATGATCTCGCGGTTGATTTCAGCAAGGATTTCCGTGCTGAGAATGTTAGCGAGTTCGGTTTCAGCGTCAAGACCGTGAACAGCACGCAAGTCTTGGGCGAGTTCGGTTGTGTATTCCGCTTTCAGGGCGCGAGTCTTCGCTGTGACAGAAGTTCGCTCGATGCTGAATGCCATCGAATTGAAAGCACTGTTTTCACCGAGTGCTTCAGCAGAGTCTCTGCTCATAGGACGACCGATTGAGACATCACCTGCGGTAACACCTAACAATGGGTCGAAGTTAGCAGCAGCAGTAGCACCACCAGTACCACCGAAGTTACCTGCTTCTGCGAAGAGGGCTTCGTTGTTTCTGTCAGCACCGCTGAATTGAGACTTAAGTGCGAAGATAAGACCTGTTGGGGCGCTCATAGGCTGAACACCACAGACATCATATGCCATCAGGTTAGGCATCGCACGACGAACGAGAGAGATCAGAATAGGATCATAACCACCGAGTGGTCTTTGTGACCCGTCTACACCTGCAAGACCACCAGAACCAGCATGGTTCAGTGAGTTAGGCGCTTCGTTCAGCGATTGCTCTCTAAGTGCTGATTCTTGATTCTCAAGAAGAGCAGCGGTAACTTTTCTTCTATAACCATCTTCGATTTCAGGCATCGCTTGATGATCAAGAACTGGCGACCACTTCTCAGTAAGTTGGTCATAAGGTGTAACTCCGTTAAAATCCATTTCTATCTCCTTTGATATAGTTGTATACTACTCTTAATAGTTATAATATTCTGTTTTTCAAGAAACCTTGTTGTCGTTTGCGGACTTAGCGACTCTAGTAAGTGCATCAGTGTACGCACTCATTAAACTAGTGTCAGAATTTTCGACTGAAGTAGACACTTCAGTATCCTCAGTCAAGACACCTTCCGAGAGGTAGTTGTCTTTAAGAACTTCGAGTTTATTACGGAAACTGTCTTCATCTGTAAACTCAAGGTTTTCAGACAGTGTTCTCATTTTTTCAGTATCCGTATCAACTAAGTCTTCAGTAACTTCAACAAAAATTTCATCTCTTGTTTTTTCTTCAACTGTTTGTTTCAGTTCGATGTTGTAGTTAAGTTCATCGTTGAGTTTTTCTTCTAAGTCAACAACAGTTTGTGCGAGGCTTTCCACCAAGTCATACTTCTCTTCGGGAACCTCGATGTAGTTCGATTCGAACAGACCTTTCAATCCACTCAAGAAGTTTTCTGCAACGTCAGCACGAATACCCGTTTCAATAGCGAGTTCGTTTTCTTGCATCCACTGTTCGACAACATAGGAGAGGTAGTCGTCAAGTTTTTCTGCAAGTTCTTTAGACACTGCTTCTGTGTGTTCAGCGATTGCTTCTTCGTATTGAAGAGTCAATTCTTCTTCGACTTGTGCTGCTCTTTCATTCAACGCTGTTTCGAAGATGGTCAAAGCCTTAACCTTAAAATCTTCGGAGAGGTCTTCACCCGTAAAGAGTGCATCAACATGCTCCTTCATAGATCCGACATCACCAACGTTTCCTTGATTTTGAGGGATCTTACCAGCCTTAGCCTTAGATGGTTTTGTTTTAATGGTTGCTTGGTTCTTACCAGATGCGTTACCAACGGGTTTAGCAGTTTGAGGTTTCTTACCCTCGGTATCCTGAGATTGTGCTTCATCGTCAACGACGGTTTCAGCCTCTTTCATCTTATGCATACCTGCATTCATCTTATGCTTACCTGCGTTCATTTTACCGTAGGTTGCATTTAACTTTTTCTTACCCATAGGATGCATGGCTTCTTCGACATCATCATCGTCGTCGTCATCCTCGTCATCCTCTTCTTTTTTCATCTTCTTCTTATTACCGTGAGCCATTTCTTCGACTTCTTCGATATCAAGATCTTCAAAATCCTCGACAACGATTTCATCAACTTCGTCCTCGACGATATTATTTTCGACTAAAGATTCTCCAGCGAGAATTCTTCTTGCGGTTTCAATTGGATCTAAATGTTCCATCTTAGTGTCTCTCCTTTAAAGATTGTGGCTAAAGTCTCTCTATTTATAAATTCACAGTTTTGAGATAAAGTCCGTCCATATCTCAAGTTTCTTTTCTTCGAGATCTGCTTTAGATGCAGACTCTATCTCTTTCTCATATTCAGCAATATGCTTTTCTTTGAGAATACCATTATCCCAAACCCACTCTCTACCTTCCATGATTCCTTCAACGAAGGCATTAGGAGCAGATGGATCAGCGACAATATCTACAGCGGCGAGCATGAAGTCTTTTTGAACTTCGTTTTCACCATCTTTGTTTTGTTTGAGTGAACCCATACCGCGAGATGAAACACCGAGTTTCGCACCCTCATCGATTAAGTTCTTAGCGATTTTACCCATAGGGGTTTCCATGATTTTCGCCTTACCATAAACGTTATCTCCGTCAGGACGAAGTTCTTTTATGATATGCGAAACTCTATCGAGATTTACAGTTGGTCCTTGTGGGTGATTTAGTTCACCCATCGCACGATTCTTACTCACATATTCTTTATTGTATCGAGCAACCTCATTCATCAAGGTTTCTCTAGGATATACACGACCATTTCTGTTCTTAAGATTTGATTGCATAAAAACACCTTCAATAAAGTGTTCTCGACCTTTACCTTCATCGATGGTTTCAGTCACAATCTGAATATCTTCGGTCATTTCTGTGATGAGTTTCATGCTGGTCTTACTCCTCTCTCACGTTGCTTTGCTTCTCTTTCTCTTTGTTTTTGTTTGCGTTCTCTTTCAGCGTCTCTGGTTTGTCTCTCTTTGTCTTGATAATAACGAGTCTTCATTCGTGATTGTTGCTCTGGACTAGCGCCTTTGAATTCAACATCACGAACACCGTACGTTTTCCTTCCACCACGTTGCATACCAGCAGATCTAGCACCAACTTGTTCATCCTGTTTTACTGCTTTTGTTACGACTTTACGACGATTCTTCAGATACTTATCACTGCTATCAGAATCACCGTCATTATCAACATCGTCGTCTTCTTGACCAACTGGGTCCATACCTTCACCATCGTCATCTTTATCTGTGACAGGTGCTTTCTTTTGTTCTTTTTTGGTTTCACCAAATACAGTAGGAGCGACCTCATCATACTTTTGTGCCATGAGTTCACTCAACTTTGCTTGAAGTAAGTTAACAGTCATGTTCCGTGCTTCCGTGGAATTACCATTAACAATATGATCTAAGATGTCTTTTGATAACATAACTTCTCCCTTTTCTACTATATTTAGAAAAAAAAATTATTCTTCTTCGGTTTCTTGCTCTTGTTCGTTTTGTAAAATGTTTGATGTGATATCAACGTGTCTTTGTGCTAGTTTATCAGCGATACGATCATTGACTTCTGTTTCAAAAGCCTGTTTAAACTCATCCTCATTACCAATTAAACTATACTGCAACATGTTACGAATATTATCGTTCATCTGGTTCCTCCTCATCATCACCACCAATAATGCCTGCATCAGTTTCAGACTTCATCTGCTTGTCCATTTCTTTAATTTCTTCATCAGTTTGCTTAAGAACGTTCTTTCTCACCCATTCAACTGAATAGTATTTACCAACAACATCATCCATGTCACGAAGAATTTCCATTCTTTCTTTCAACATTTCTGTTTCTTTCAGTTCATGGAAGTAAGACTCTGTTTTGAATTTGAAACTAATATCTTGTGAGATAGAATCCCAATCCTCTTTCTTCATCACACCTCTAAGAATAAGTTGTGTTCGAAGAGTTTGTAATAATAAGTCTGCGAATCGGTTACGAAGTCGATCAATAAATCTAAAGAACTTAACTTCGTCTCTAGTGATCTCAGCGGATCGACCCATATTGAAACCGTTTTCAGCATCAAGTCTTGACGGTGGAACGTTTAATGCACGATATAACTTTCGCATGAAGTATTCGACATCCTCCATTTCACCCAAGTTTTGACCACCATCGAGTGATGTGATTTCTGTTCCACGACCACCCTCTCTTCGTGGTAACCAATAGTCCTCAAGTATGGATGAGTGTCTACGATCATCACGCATTTCACCTGTGTTTTGATCATAAGTAATCTTATTACGATACCGAGTCATCTGACTTCTCATATACTGCTCGGCTTTATCTTTTGGTAGGTTACCGACATCGATATAAAATACTCTACGCTCAGGCGCTCTTGACATTCTGTAAATGACAACAGAATCTTCGATCTGTCGAAGCATGTTCAATGGACGAATCGCTTTACTTAAGTATCCAACGACTCGCTTATTTCCATATTCGATAAGACCAGAGTGACAGTAAATTATAGAATCAGGTGAGATCTTCAATCCTGTTTGTGGAGTTGGTGTTAAAGAGTTCTTATCTGTTTCTTTATAGATGTAAAACTCTTCGACTCCCTTTATAACAGGAAAAGACCCTCCATTTTTTCTAACGGTGTCTTTCTCTACCTTTCTGACCTTATTGATCTTAAGAGGATCAATCGGTCTTAACTCTTTAATACCAAGTTTTGGGTTTGAGTCATCAATAATAATATGGTAGTAAAGTTTGCTATCCACATACCAACGGCGAAATAAGTCATATGCTTTATTGTTAAAATCGTAAAGACTCAGCACTGTTTCAAATTCTTCTTGAACCTTATTCTTGATGTTGTCTGACAGTTTAACATTTTCAAGTATGAGTTCTACAGGTCTTTTTGATTCATCCATCACCAATGCATCATTTACGATGTCCGTGATTGCGATGTCAACCTCTGGATACATCGCCATCGCTCTGTATCTTTGTATAAGATCATACTCGTTTTTTACTTGCTCATCAAAGTTGACGTAGTGACCAAAAATACCACCCGCTTCAACGTTGATTGTACCATCATACGAATCGGGGGCGACGAAGGATAAACCTTCACCGCCCTCGGTATTCGAGTCTATAGGTTTCGGGGCTTCTCTACCTTTTCTTCCGATAGAGAAACCAAATAAGTCAATCGGCATAATATAAATCCTTTATTAGTCGTTAGACTTTTGAGAGGTCCAGTAATCATATTGAAGTGTTACTGTAAACTCCGCAAAGGTATCGACTGTTTCATAATTAAATTCAAGTGTTCCAACCTCGGTTGGGAAGCAGTTGATGAGTTGAATCCCTTGACCACCTGAGATTGAATCATCTTGCTGGAGAGCCTCGATGGTCCACGTTGGGAACAAAGCAGGTCCAGGCGTTGCACCTGTGATATTTTCATGAGAGTTCAATTGGTTCATCCAACCAATGAAGTCCTCACGAATTCTGTTGTCAGCGTCTTGAACAACAGTAAGTGACCACTCAGCAAACGTTCTGTCGCCAGGTCTTTTAATTTTACGACCTTTGAACGGAACCTCGATAAAACCAATCGTCGATGCAGGGTATTGAGCAGACTTAATAAAGAAAGTTCTCTCAGTTTGATTCGTGCTTGAGCCTGGGATCTCACCTCTCACTTGGAAAAGTGTTGATCTTTGTCCCTGACCAAACGCTTGTGAAAACTCGTTAATTGTTGTCATTTAATCTTCCTTTCTCTATATTTATAAGAGTTTTTGCCGTTATGTTACACTTTCGCTAAATGTAGCGTCTGATCTCAGGACACTGAAATTCAGGTTGATAAAGTTAACTGAACGCGCAGGTTTAATGAAGATATCAGCAACAAATCTATTTGAATCGATAACTTGTGTAGTGTTGTTTGTTTCATCACACACAACTCTGAAGTCATCAACTCCTCTTTCTGCTTTCACTCTACGCAAGAATGGTTCAACTGATGCGATGAAACTGCTTCGTGTAAATGCGTCATTGAACTCAAACAACTGGAACTTCGCAGCAGTGGAGATTGCTTTCTCAAGAGAAATCATCAATCTACGCACGTTGATGCGATCTAATGCAGAACCTCTTCGTTGAAGTGTTTTATCTCCGAAGAGAACAGCACCTTCGCCTGGGAAAGATACAACAGGGTTGATTCCTAAGGCATAGAGTTTATCTCTAGCAGCCTTATTAGGATTGAATGCAAGATTTACAACACCTTGCACTCGACCTCTATTGAAACCAGCAGGTGAGAAGAATGGTGCGGTGGTATTTTCGGTTCGAGCGACAATACCAGCAACATCAGCGTTCAATGGGGTCCATCTCAGTCGGTCGTTATATGTGTCATACATTTGCTTCCAACCGCTGTCCATGACAGCGTAAGATGAGTTGAATCCCTGAGTGTTTCTGTAAGATGTGACTGCATCAGCACCAGAGAAACCCTGTAATGAACTTTGATATGAGATATCATTAAATTCAGTTCCAGCAGGAGACGATGGAGGAGAAATGAATGCAACGCAGTCTTTTCTTCTCTCTGCAATCTCAATCAGTTTCTTCGAGATCTGTCCTTCAGCAGCGCCACCGATGAGTAAGTCAATATCCACCGAATCAGCATCACCAAAGTGTTTCTCGTATGCTGCTTGAATCGCATACCTGTGTGGGTTTACGTCAGCATTGAAACTTGGGTTCGAACCCACACCCTCGTATGGGTAGGTAACACCAGCAGCAGCACCACCAGCAAGCGTAGCGTTGTACGCTTGATATCTTGGTCTACCATTACCTGTATTCACATCATCTTCGTTTGCGGTCACACCCAGTGGTCCATACACAAAAGACGATGTTGGTGACCAAAGTGGATCACCACCACTAGCACCACCGAACTCTTTTTGTGCATTGAAGAGTGATCTATGAACACTTTCTTCAATTTGAATGTATTCAGAATTTGAATTGATATAGTCTTTGTAGTAAATACTTCTACCTGTTGAGTCATAAACGCCTCTCCAGAGAGAAAGACCTTCAAATTTCTCAAGAACTGCACCAGTAACTCCAAAACCACCACTCGTTTCGTTATACAGTCCCAACTGATCAATCACAGCAAAGTGAACTTCATCTTGAGTTATTCCGCCCGTAAAGATACCATTATCAACAGATTCTTTAACTTTTGCAGTTGTAGTCGGAACATACGAGAATAAATTTGCTTCCGCTTGAGGATCAAAATTAGGAATATTCAAGGCAGTGCCAACACCACCACTAAATCCTAAATCATCAGAGTTTAAGTTTGTTTCGAATGGGTCGTTTCCTGCGGGGAAAACAACAACCCTAAGACCGTTTCCTAAAACACCAGGCTCTTTTGCGGTCAGATTTGCTCGATCTGCCGTTGCGACTAAAAATCCACCACTAGTTCCTGCGCCACAATATGCTTGTCCATTTTCCAGACTAGCAGCAGTCAGTCCACCAAATGCTCCAGCGTAGAATGCACCATCACTCTCATCAACTCTAACAACTTTCAATTTATCACTGTAATTTAAGAAGTTTGCAGCAACAAACCAATCAACACCTCTTTCATCGGGTGATGGATTACCAAAAACTTCAGACAATGTTCTTTCGCTGTCAATATCTACAATGGTATCGACTGGTCCTTTATCAAATCGACCAACAAATGCACCCGTCGTGGTTGCGATTTGTGGAATAATCGAACTAAGATCTCGTTCTGTGATTGTAACAGATGGGCTGATGCTAAATGGCATTTTCTTCTCCTTTTAAGACTTCATCAATAGAAACGCTTCATGATATTTATAGTTTTGCTAATTTAGGAGTCAAAACCATCGATCTTGTCCGTCGTACTCTCCCATCTCAATACTATCTCCATTATCAAAAAATCCGTCAGGTAATAACTCATCTTCAATCTGTTTAATTTGATCTCCATATATCACTTTACGAACATCTGTATCCATCATCTCTTTGAAATAATCTTGTCTCGTTAACCATGCAAACAAAACTAGACACATTACTAAATCATCGGTATGTCCGTCATCTGCTTCGAACGATTGTCTTTTTGCAATAAATGTTGTTAACTCGTTTATGGTATCAATATCTTCAACTATGAGTTTGTCTTCTTCGATGAGACTTTTGAGAACCGAGCAACCTAGTTTTTTAACTGGACCTGTTGTTCGAACACCAAACTGATTACCTCCACCACCAAAACCACCACCAACAACTTGACCCTTACGACCTTTATTTTGTGTCATGTAAATGTGATCGTACTCTAAGTCTTGATACAGAACGTCTGCGACCTGAGCGCCTATGTCATTGATTTCAATTAAGCAAAAGGCTTTGTTATACTTTTCACACACAGATCGAATCACAGTCGGATACACAAGTGGAGATATGATGTTATTTCTATATTTTGCTACAACTCTGTAAGGTGTCTCGGTAACATCGACCATAACAAACGCACTATAATCTAATCCCTGACCTCTTGACGTATCAACCACACAAGAGTATTGTCTATTATCTTGTGGTTGTTCATATATGCTCAGTCCATCATTTGACCTTTCAAGAGGTTTAATCCAAGATAGTGATTTTAGTTTAAGCGATGATATGAGAGTATTCTGTGATCCAACAAAGTCACATTCAAACTCTGATTGAAACTGCTGCTCACTCGTATTAGCGATAGTTTCTTCTTTCCACTTTTCACCCCGAAGAGGACCGCCTGGATATAGTGGGACTTGTGACCAATGCACTTCGATGGGAATGTATTCGTTTTTACCTTCCTCTCCTACTTCTTTTGTCGCACCTCTCCAATAGTGATAAAATAAGTTGAGTCCATTTGGTGTAGAAACCATGAGAACTTTAGTGCTTTGACCAGAGGTAATAGTCGGATACACCGAACTAAAAAACTCCTCCGCAATACCAGAACTAACGTGAGCAAATTCATCAAGAAAGATCATGTTAAACGATCCACCACGAATCGCTGATGATGAAGTCGCAGATGCAACAATTTTAGATCCATTCTCTAATTCGATAGATCCCTTATTCCATTCTACGATACCTTGTTGTAACCATAATGGCAGATATTCATAAGCGAGTTTCAGACGACTCAATATCTCGCGTGCGGTTGCTTGTTTATTCGCAAGGATCGCTACATTCATGCTTTGATTAAAAAGCACATAGTGTAGGATGTAGGAGACGATTGTAGTGGATTTACCAGACTGTCTTGGTAACTTTGCTATGACAAATCTATTATTGTGTACCTTATCAACAATATCTTTTTGATACTCGTACATATCAAAAGGCACTAAACCCTCATCGAGAGACACAACTTTTACATACTTTTCTACAAAATAGACTGGATCTTGAGAACACTTGATGTATTCCTTAATTTGATCCTTTGTGAATTCAATGTCTACACCAGATGCTTTTAAATTTTCGTTACCTAAGTAACCTTGTTTTTTACTCGTCATCTTCTACCTCATCAACAATATTAAGTGCCTTTTTTGCACTCCTAGATTGATTGATGAGATCTTGTAAGTCGCTAGTAGATCCGACATAGATTGAGTTGTTGGTGTTATGATTAATCGTAGTCTCTTCTTTTGTAATCACCTTCATCTTATTATGAAGATCCATCAAATCTTTATTCATATCTGCTACCGCTTTGATCATTTGACCTGCGACCTCATACGCTCTAGGCGAATCACTATCTTGTGCAACACTTAATATACCATCAATTGCATCCTGACCCACATCAATAAGATCTCTTAGATTACCACGAACATGTTTGTAATCATTACCTAGATCTTTATCGAGTCTTTCCTTCGAAACAGGAAGACTATCGATCTTTTTGACCATCTCATTTTTAGGGGTTTCTTTTTCCTCGTAGTCAACATCGAGTGCTTTTGATATACCCTCTACATTTTTTTCATTCATCATTCATTCCTTATGGATTGGGTGGGTTAAATGTTGCACCCTCATATGTATTACCCTCAAAGTCAATATATCTCGTTCCAGACGTAAATCCTGAACCAGATGGTCCCACTGAATATGTGTTGGTGTATGTAATAAAGTTAGATGCACTAAACCCACCAGTTCCGCTCGATGGTCCGCTGACTCCTACATCAACTCTACTAATCGCACCAGTCGGTCCTGCATTAAGGTAGTTATCCCCAACTAATTCGAAGAATGTAGACTCTGTGTATAGAATAACATTCGACCGTTTTCTCTCACCGAATACATATGATTTTACGTTAAAGTCATACTGTGTGGTTATTCTTCTTCTCTCATCCAAATCACCCTCATACTCCTCCTCCATCGTCACGTTATTTAAAATAATTGGTATGTCAACTTTAGGATGAACATCTTTGTCAAAGTTAACAGTAACGTTGAACTCAGGAGTAAAGTAGGGTAGTATTTGCTCAGTAATTTGTAAGGCATCTGTCATTGAACGGGTGAAACCATATAACGATACGTTAAAGTTGTACGGAACCTCAGCAAATTCATATGCAGGATGTCCACCTGTGGAGCCTGTCTCTACATAAAATCTTTTCTGTAACGTATTTCTTTTTCTAGCACCATCATACGACATGTCGGTTATATTGAAACCTAAACGAGGCAAAGTCATTTGAACTTTACTGTTGTTACCAATTGAACTGTCCTCTTCGATGCGACGAATAAATTTTTCTTTTGGACCGTAAGATAAGGGAACTTTTATAAACTGCTCTACTCCACTAGAGTTAGTGCTAGAAATACGAATGTTATTAAATAATGATCCGAACGCTACGATCAGTTTACGAATAGACTCATTGTAAAATGGACGAAACATCAGTAACTACCCTCTGAGAATGGATCGCTTTCGCTAAAGTCAAAGATGTCATCGTCTAATGAATCGAATGTATCGTTGTCTCCAGATGATGTTCCATCAACAGTGTCTTGAATAGTGATGTCATTACCATCGATAGATTTGATATCATCTTCGATTTGATCTACATCAGCAATACCTGTGTCAATCTCCTGTCCAGCATCATATGTAAACACTTCACATCTTAACAAGTAAGTGTAGAGTTTTCCCAGTTGATAAAATGGGTTTTCGTGTTCAACAAAATTTATCTCAAATAGCGTCTTGCTCAATGGAAAGAAAATCAAATCACCTTCAAGCGGTCTTGTCTGACCCGTATTTAGTTTTACTTCCTCTTCAAATCTTTTACGAGCGACTATGAGATCGATACGATCCTTAATCTGTAATCCATATTGTGATACTACATCACCTTCACCTTCAAAACCATCTACGGTTTGGATATACATCTCTAGATTGTATCCTGCGTCAAATTTAGTAGAGGTGTCTTCACCAAAAAGATCATCTTTAGTGATTCTGTTTCTAGGAATGTATACCATGTCACGACCCGTTGTTTGGATCATTTCAATGGTGATGTCCTCCGTGACATTTTGCTCACCTGTGTAATCTTTGAAGTATGGATTTCGTGGCATGTTTACCTCACGCTATGAAGAAATCAACGGGGAGTTCATATTCCTGAAGAACCCTCTCCTCGATGTTTCTTACCTCTTCGTTTGCCTCGTTAAATATATCCGCACCTCGTATGGTTACACCACCAGGCAACTGAACACCGTCAAATTTAGAGAGGTTTGAACCCCACTGTCGTTTTATAAGTGCAGTAACATATTCTTTGAGTAGTCTATCATTGTAGATTTCAGTAAACTCTGTTGGATCTAACTTCGCATATGCTTCAAAGAATATAAAATCACCTACGTCGATATCCTCTTCCCAATTCATATCAACGTATAATCTGTTCGTAACCTTACTAAATCTGAAGTTTTTCTCAGTATCAAACAATTGCTCAACTAGGTTTATAAAACTCTTAGTCGAGTCGTATGACGCTAAACCTAGACCAACACCATAGTGTGTAGATCTATTGATACCAAAATAGTCATGTAAAGACATTTGGTAACGAACATTAAACATGTTAGATGTCGCAGACCCAAAAGGAACAACTTTATTTACAGTTAAAATATTTGACCCTGCTGGTGCGCCTGTGTAACCACCTGCACTACCTGATGTAAGTCCACTTAGATCGATAAACCCTCTTGTTCGATCATCTCCAGTTACTTTGTGCGTATAATAGTGTCTCTCAACACCGTCAAAGTGCCTTTCTGAAAAATACTGTAAAGCATCATCAAGTCTTTCTTCTGCTTGCTGACGATCAACATTTATTTCGATAACAGGTGATCCCAATCGACGAAAAGCATAGTCGATTAAGGTATCAGCGGAATAGGGTGCTGCCATACATAACTCCTTCTAATTATGTATAAGGCAGAGTATTAATCCTTTTTGTCCTCTGACTTTGGTTCTGGGGGGTCTGGTATATGAACCTTGACCTTAGAAACATCTTCCTCACTCATTTGCTCGATATAATATCGTCTCGTGACAGGATCATTCGCCTCATCTGGTTCACTTTCTTCGTAATTGTAAAAACCAGGCATCTGCAAAGGACACACAACTTTTGGATAATCTAATTTGCTATACTCATCTGCTTCCGCTATCAACCAAGTTCCTTTGCGGTCACCACAACCACAACCACCACAGTATGATTTAGATGGATCTTTTGAACTTTCACGAAGATATTCACATGGGGGTAACTCAGCGTTGTTTCCAAGACAACTCAGAACTCTGAGTCTTTTTGTTGTAGTATCAGCCTTTTTGTTTGATACACCCCTCGACACCATCGCCTGTGCGAAGTTTTTAGCCATCCCTAACTTTTCTTTTAACGAAGAATTCTTAAAAGACTTGTCCTCTTCTTTTTTCATGATCACTCCTATGCTATATCGACATTCAATACAATGTTTTTGTTCGCTCTGTCCCAAGATTCTAATATCTCATTGTAACGCTGCAAGGACAAAGTTGAAATATTTCCAGATTCATCACGAATTGAATTCGCAGATACGGTAAATGTTTTATCAGACGGATATCCCTCAGGAGAAAATGCTTGCTGCGAGAAGAAATAGTCTAATGTTCCACTTATACCTAACTGTGTTCCGCTAATATCTAACAATTCCAATTCATCATCTCTGGTAGGATCACCAAAACCCTCTATGGTTTCACAGGTCAACTGAGGAGCCTGATTATGTGGAGGAAGATAAAGCCTATTTAATGTAGAGTTTCGAGCATAGATGTGTTTAATGTTACCAGCAAAACTACCAAAAACACTCGGATCTTGCACCCCATCCTCAATCGTTGATGGTCTTCCGATAGTGCCATCAAATCGATCCGACCAAGCATCAACATCTCCGTTACGGAACTTTAAGTTTAAACTTTTAATACTTGAGTTTGACACATCTATAGTTCTGAGAGATCCTAGACCTGAGCAGATATCTTGATCTACTACTCGAATCGATTCGATTTGTGAACCTTTCATATCAATTGTTTTTAACAACGATGTCTTAGATAATTGAAGTGCTGGAGCGTAAGTATCTTCCAATATAATTTTTTCTAGTTTCGGAGCATTCAGATTTCCAAGAATACCCTTAGAGTTACTCGCTCTGACTTCTCTCAATTCAGACAAAATATCTGTAGTTGTAAGTCTAAAGTCAGGATTGTTTGTAATATTAACTTTTTCAATATTGGGAGACTTTACAACGATAAAGTTTTGAGGATTAGCATTTGGAACATTTGCATCATCTAACCATTTTCCACCTATGGCACTTGACGATGAACCCAAATTATTATTTGATAAGTTAAGATCCTTGATCGTGTTAGGAACTATGTTTGTTCCGTCAAACGCAATTGAATACAACTCATTATTCTCAAGATTTAAAACTTCAAGATTGTTTAATGTTGGAAGATTTAGATACTCCAACTTATCAAAGTTCGCTGAAATTGCAGAGTCTTTCAACTCTAAAGTTTTTAAGAATCTTGCACCTGCTATATCCGAAGACAAATAGTTACCTACATGATATCCAATGTAAGATGCGTAATTACCTGAAATTTGACCAGTGTTCGAGAAAGACCAATTTTCATTATACTCTACTCTGAAGTTACCGTACCCTGCTGGATTCATTCTAAATGTATCAATGTTTCTAAACGTTGTAAATGCAGGGGCGATGTTCGAATGATAATATGGTTGGAACTTATCATTGTCATTGTATTTCGTAAAGTTTAATATCTTTGCATTATTCCTAAAGTTACTCATATCAGTTTCATTATAGGCGAACATCTTCAAAACATTGTTTGAATTATTTTGTAATAAAGGATCAAACTCTGAATAAGGTAAACCTAAAACGTACGGATACGATGTGCTTTCGATAGGCATCGGAGCCTCATGAATTCCTGAGTTGTTCGCATTACCCCCATCAACCCTATAAAAAACTGGGGTCGATGAAAATTTAGGTCTTGGGAATATCCCACCCTCTGGTGGAACACCAACATTACCAAAGAACGGAATTGAATTTTCATAATCTCCACCTCTCCAACCCTCAGCAACAACATATTCAGTGGATCGGTTCAGTGATGATGGAATATTAAAACCAATTTGGTTTGGAGGACTCGCGGTTACTGTTACATTCGTTGACGAATTTAAGTTGCTAACAAAAAGTTTTCTTTCATCGGTCCATTGAGAATCTGACGGTGTGTTTACGAAACACACATTACTAGCAGGAGATTCGGTGTAACCCCCAGCACCATCATCATCAACTGCGGTTACATAATAGTAATAAGTTTGATTCGGACTAACGTACTCATCTATGAAAGTTTCATGTACGGTATAACACGGAACAGTGTTGTCAACACATCGATAACCTGTATCATCAGAATCATGATAGTCAGAATTGTTTGCAAAAATTTGACTCGTTATGTCATACCACGGTCCATTCTCTGAAACAGCAGACTTATAAACTTTATATCCTAATGATGGTCGAGATGAGAGAGGTGTGGTGTATTCTTCGAATGGATTCGTTTGTGGTGTAACATACTTTGGTCTGTCATCAGTAGCAATTCCATATGAGTCAAGTAAGTAATTCAACCCCTCTTTGAAACCCCAGTTATACCAAGGTTGCACATTTGATCCTCCAGTGCCTTTTATAGCAACCAATCCAAAAGATCCATCCTCAAGTGGTAATATAACACACAATCCAGAGTCACCCACATGCAAGTCTGGATAGATACCAGTGACAGGATCAAACGTAGTCGTTCGAGTCGCTGAGTCCCTAAAATCATAATCAACATTTGATAAAACTTTATCTGTTGGAACATACGAATCAAAGTCAAGTGTTATCTGTGGTAACGTTGTATCGGCAGGTATTACATTTCTAGTAAGGTTGAAAAAACTATTTCTATTTCCATAAGTCGTTTTAAAGAAAGAGGAATAAGGTATGTTTATGTTTGACTTAAAAGCATCAAGATAAAAATTATGAGCGTTATGAACACCGTCTGTGTCAACTTGAAGATCTACAGATTCATATGACTCAAATGTTTCATCAGTAAACTGATATCTAGTCGTATTAATGATACCATTACCCGAACCCTTAGTAAATCGTAAAGTCGAAAGCATGGGTCTTAAATTTTGATCAATGATGTAGCAAAGACGAGTCGCTTGTGCAGTATCAGGGTTATCGTCCTCATTCATATAAAGATCTATCCATGATGGATCAATCAAGTGTAGAGTTGGTATGGTATCTGGTATATCTTCCTTGAAAATATAAATTGATAAGTCGGCATTTGTCATCGCAACTACAAAATCATTTGGACTTGCAACATCAGGTACGCTGTCAGGAACACCACACGCAGAAGGCTGACCACTTCTAAAACTTGTGTACCGTCCACCAGCGATACCAAGTCCACCATGTCTCGCTTGTATTTCAGGAGAGTAAGCATTAGCCTCATCATAGAAAGATACTTCATAAGGAATTGTACCAGCGTTAGTCATTTCACCGCACTGAAAATAGTGGGGTTGGTAATGACCTACTTGTATGGCAACTCTTCTAGAAATTTTATATGTTCGTGGAGGTAATTGAGTGTTGAAACCAAAGTGACATCCATTTGGTGGGTTAGATTGTTGACCAAAACGAATATGCACCGAGTCATTATCAGGATCAATTGTATACTTATTATTTTCACAAACATTGATACCCTCAATGTTAGGAGCGTTATTTACAAAGTTATCACCAGGCGAGCCAGGTAAAAGTATCTTACCAACGTCACCTTCATCACCTGAGGAGAGATAGTTTAGACGAGGTTTACCAAGACCAGCAAAACCTATGAAATGTAGAGGATAATTGTTCTCATAAAGCGAATTGTTAATATTTAAAAAAGACCCATCGATAACTTTTCCTACGTCATCGAAGTTATAAATCGAATCTCGACTCTCATCATATCCGTAATCTAAGTAACCTTTAGTTGCCATCTTGACCCTCTTCTCCCAAAGAATCTCTACGAGATTTGATCTCAGTTGACGCTTTGATACATCCGTCATCAACCTGATACCTAAAATTATCTATGTCGGTACAAACACAGTCATCGCATACACCCTCAGTGGTCCACTTATAATCACCACATTTTGTAGATCCGTTGAGAACTGCACACTCACAGTCAGATATTCCATCCACGCATGTAAAGCACGTTTGATCCTCATCGCTAAGATCAGAATAGTATCCATCCTTACATTTTATTCTAACACAACATGATCCCAAGACATCTTTATAGTAGTTACAAAGAGGCAGATTTGCGTTTTCGCACACGTTATCTTTGTCATAATTCCCAGCATAGTTTCTTTGTGCGGCTGTTGTTTCACTCGGAGCATTCCAAAATATTTGAACTAAAGGTTTATTAGGGAAGTTCTGAGCGTTTACTCCAGCACCAGCACCCATTGGTCGATCATTTTCGATAGGAAGTGTATTGCTTGCAGAGTTAATTATTTGTTCAGTGGTATTGAATGGACCTCTACGGAAGTATTCTAAATTACTTTGTGATGCGACTGCAACACCACGCTTTATCTCTGGACCGAAACCAGATACACTAGGACTAAATCCATCACTATTCGTACATGGGTTTGTAGGTTTATAGTTGAACCCTCCACTCGATGGTTTATCATAGGGTCTTCCTTCACAACCATTAAATGATCCACCATATGCGTTACACTCGTCCAGAGTAACGTTATAAATTGGTCTACCACCTAAACAACAAGTGCCTCTGTTTCTTGAACATGGTGCATTACAACTTTCACAATCTGTACCGTCTGTGTCAGGATATTGTGTTATGTCTGTAACACCCAATCCTGTTGCGATTGCTAAGTTTAACATATTTTGTTGCGTAGGTTCCGCACCCACCAAATCAAACTTATCTTGACATCCACTTATTTGCTCTAGAGTTGTAGGATTTATATTAGGTATCAGAGATTTATCAAAACAGTTTTTATAATACAGCGATGAATTATCGCAGCAAGGAAGTGAATCACAATTCAACGTGCATTGTTTTGCTAAGTAAAAATCATTATTACAATTGTCCGCACCCAATACGGTATTACATTCTGATCCATTACAGCAAGCGCCTATCCAGTTAACGTCAGAAACAAAATTACATCTTTCACAGTTTAGAGGACTACCTAATTCAGTTGAAATACCAAGGTTAACCTTTGTAAATATGTAATCCCCGCTAGTATACTTCTCTGGACTAAGAGGGGCAGAGAGACTACTAAATGGTGTTACACTTTCAAAGTATTGTTTTTCATCACAACTATGATATTCATAACGCTGTCTTGCATTACTAAACTTCCATACACACACAAATGCAACATATGGTTGCTCTCCATCTGCGTCACATATGGTTGGTCTTGTATCGGAAAATAGAGTAGTATAGGCTCTTACTGGACAAGTTGGACAAATTGCGTTTGAACTTACATAAGTATCACGAAGATCAAGCGACCCTATTAGTGAGGTGTCAACACAATTCACGAAAGTGTTGTCATCTGCAAGCGTAATATACTCGACGAAAGTTCCTAATATATCATCCTGACAAGGTGGTTGATAACTCTCAGAACAACAACTCACTTCGTCACACAATTTACCATCAGGGTTCACAAATCCACCGATTGAATTGCAAGCGACTGTGCTGGTATTAATGCATGTATAATTTTCTAATATAACAGAATCAATTTGGGGATTCGTTTCATCGTGTGTGTTCTGTCTATAGTTTGGAATACAACATGCAACGTCATTTAAAAAGTCACCAGATGTGCAGATATTCGTGTCCTGCAAAACTCCACACGTTTTACCCTCAAACCAACCTGCTCCACCGCTACCGCCCAAAGTCGGAGGGTTCAAGCAATCCCCGTAAGTTTTTCCGTTATCACAATATGTTATACCACCTGCTGGAGAATTACCGAAGCAACACGCTCCTGTGGGAAACACGCAAGGATATGAGGTTCCGAATGATGTTCCAGCACCACATGTTGATCCACTACCACCGTACAAACCACCAAGTGCGGCGCAATCTCCTGCTGTATAACCAAACTCATGATAGACTCCGTTAGGATCAAAACCCTGCGGACTTAAACACTGACCACCAACGCAACACACACCATGAGCGGTAGCACCTGTTACACCACATCCACCAGCAGCATTTATAACTGCACATGAACTATTTGGTCCACGAGGAACACCACCCCTCGAAAGACAAACGGACGGTTTCAAATCTTCGCATACGTTATCAGAGAAACAACATGCTTGATCTAATTCAGATCCTACACCAGAACAATTGTAAGTTAAACAATCATACTGCTTACCAACAAAGGTTCCATTTATAGCGATGCAACCCTCTTCTGTAGTAAGACTACACAATCCGTTGTTGCAGCACACACCAAACTCACAGTTGATGTCTTCACACTTTTGGTTATGAAAAAATCTACCGTTAGGGTTTTCGTAGCACGAAGCAGCGGTGGTTTCAGCACAAGAGTTGTCGGTACAGCACGCACCAAACATGGAGTTTAGTGGTAGATTATATGAAACCGTTCTCGTTCGAAAGTGAATACTCATGGACTATACTATTTATCAATATCCTCCGTATCCTCCACCGCCTCCACCTGATGGTGGTGGTGATGATGGGGGTGGTGTTGGTGGTGCAGATGGTGGACTATATCCACTATCTCTAGTTTGATCAGCAGCAGGAGGTGTTGACGTAGATCGTATTCCTCCTCTGATTGTTGGGTTCGTGTCACCCCTAAAGATCCTATACCCACCACTATCACTAACACCATGATTCAGTTGATCATCAGGCATGTAGAAAACAATGTCAGGATACTCAGTTATGTAATGCGTATGATAAAGCAATCCGTCCCTAAACCCAGTAGATTCAACTTTATCAAAACCACTTAAGTTCGCTGCTCTTGCAGCCTCAGCAGTAGTATACATTGGATAATAGAATCCTGTACCAAACGTACTCGTTCCATACACTGCAAATGGACCCTCTGGACTATCCTCAATCGTAGACTCTTGAGGTAAGAATCCATTTACCTCTTGTGTATAGATTTGATCTGCGTCAGGAAGATTACTATAGTTTGCATCGAAACAACGACTAACAAGGGGATCATTACGATTCCAGTAACAACCATATCTATTAAGACTATTACAGAAAGGTGCTTTCTTTTTCGAATCTGCTGATCGCATAGGCTCATACGAATAGTAACATTTAATTTTCTTAATGGTATCTGCACAGGGGTCGGTCGGTGGAAATCCTTGTGATACACAGTCCAAGCATGATCTATAATCTGGATTCACAATATGACAATCACCATATATGTCACCAGCCCGACCCTCGTTGACTATTGAACTAGGAAGAGTTGACTCCTCAGGTGTCAATGTTGTTTCGGGTGTTTGTGCATTTTTGGTATCATAATTAGATATATCTCTGTCGAAGCAACGACTTTCGGGTTCTCTTTGGAATCCATCGCAATTTGCTCTCACTTGACTACAATACGGAGACGATTTACTATCGGGGTTATACTTGAAATAACATCTCGTCTTTTTAATCGCATCTTCACATTCATTAGTGTACGGACTATTACTTACACAATCTAAGCAATCACGATAATTGGGTGTGTTGTCGGAGCAATAATCCAAAGCAGGTCGTCTTGCATCATTTTCTACTTGAGACTGTATGATGTCTTCTAATGGATCTTCCTCGATTGCTTCGTAAGATGCATTTTTCTTGAAGCAACGACTTTCAGGATCTCTTTGGAATCTATCGCAATATGATACTATCTGACCACACCACGGACTCCTACCATCAGGTTCTCTACCATTCGGAAAAAACTTGTAATAGCATCTTGATTTTTGGATAGCATCGGAGCAGAAATCACCACCAAAATATCCCTCTCCATTATTTACACATTGAATACATGCGTCATAGTCTGGTGTTTTTTCAGCACAACTATCCAAAGAGGACTGTGTTCTTTCATAGGAAATGGAGTTTTTATTTACAGTTAAAATATCTCTGTTAAACTCTTGAGAGTCGAATGGGTTTTCAAAGAATTCTCCACCCAATTCATTACATAATCTTAAATCGGTGTTTATGGTTGTGGTGTCAGACAAAACACATAGACCTGTAAATTCATTTGTATTTTGAATTTCTCGAATCGAAACTTTTCGATTCAGGTTCGTGTCAAAGTTTTCTTTTGTAAGTTTTCTTGACGCTCTAGTGGACCTTCGAACACCACCCAGTTTCCTCGCTACAAAATCGCCTTCACCGACAGGAACGGTGATCTTTATTTCTTCTGCATTAGTAGGTGAGTTTGTTTTTGGAAACGACACAAAAACTTCTTCTGTTTCTATTGATCTTTGAATATCACAAACGCATGACTCACTATTGGGTGTGACTCTCACATCTCTAAAAGGATAACATCGACTTTCTGGTGTCCCTGACGGTATAACTTCACAATTTTGAATCACATCATCACAAAACGGACCTCCTGACGTTGGATTGTTACCATGCTTGGCGTAACACCTCGTCTTTTTGATTGCATCTGTGCATTTATCAATGTACGCACTGTTACTCACGCATTCTAAGCAGTCACGATAATTGGAAGTGCTATTCGCACAATCGCTCAGTGATACTCTTAATTTACTTTCATCCGCTCCGAATGTTGCCTCTACCTCATAGGTCGATACCATCAATGCGATGTCATTTCTAGTTAAAGACAAATTTGTATCATCGGAGTGAGCATTATACATTTCATCAATTGTCATCGGTCTGTTTATACCATGACCACCCTCAGTATACATTGTTATAAAATGATCTCTTGGTGTTTGACCCGCAGGTAAATCTATGTTACCCATTGTCAGTTTATTATAAGTCTGATCGTCATAAGGATAAAAAGTATAATCAATAACACGACTACTTTGAATGTATTGATATAAGTCTGGTATTTTTAAACATTCACCATCTCTACACCCAATACCAGAAACAACTGATCTGCTCTGAGGAACAAGAGTTGAATCTATTCTTCGTGTGTCTAATGTGTTTTGTGATTTTAGAACTGTGTTTCCTGATCTTGTTTTTCTACCGTCACCTTTGAATGCACTTTTGTATGTGTTGTCACACAAAGTTTGAACATCTAGTTTATTATTGCGAAGACATAATCCAATCGGTTTATCACAATCACCATAACAACACTCTTCTACTTGTGTTGTACCTGAGGGACATTCGTTTAGTAAAAAAACTTCGGGAGGTCTTTGCGTGCCATATCTTTGTTGCAAGTGATCCTGATTACTATACTCTCTTAGTATCTTTAATCCTGTATTCAATACTCCAGATGAGTCAAGACTCGTAACATTTGGATCACAGGCTAAATTAGGATTAAACCGAGCCTCGAATCCTAGTTTGTTTGCTTGAAATACATTATTTAATTGATTACATAAAAAATTAGTTGTGGTAAAACAACCAAATCGTAGAGAGTCTGAACCAGACCCCTCAATCGGAAAAGTTTGACATGAACCGAGTTGTTGATTAGATCCTCGTGACATACACTATGTATTCCTTATGGGGGACAAATAACTGTTGGTGAGTAAGCATTATCATCTATAAAATTTGGGAATGTCATGTATTCAGAGCAATAACCACACCTTGTGTTGGGATTACCTGTTGGTTGACCTCCATCAGTTGACGACGTTGCGACATTTGGACAACCTCCACATTCGAGTCTAGGACAATCTGCACCAACACAGTTACCATATGATCTCCAGTAGGGTTGCGTCGTGCCGTCACCACCATTTTCTGTGAGTGGTCCGTAATCTAGATTTAATAACGCTGCCTCTATAACTGCTGTCATTTCAGTAAAGTTTTCTGCGGTTTTCGTGAAACCATAAATTTTACTTCCGACTGGGTAGAAGTTATTTATTTGTATAGCACATTGATTCGCATTCGTGCAACTTGAACACTCCCAATCGCTACAAGTTCCTACCACACCATCAAATGGTGGGTAACTACAATCCACCGCATCGAAATCGTAACCACCCTCTGGGTTGTCATTAAATCTAGGCAAACAGCAAGTTCCAATTGCAAACTTAGGATCAAAGCAAATACTCTGACCTGCATCTGTTATGTGACATGTTTCGCCTGGTGTCCAGTTTGCATCCTCTCCACTCAATGTCTTACAAGCATCTTGTGTTATATTATCAGTGCATGAACACAGTGGGAACCCACCAAAAATTCTACCAGCAAAATCAGAATAACCCTCTTGTAAGTTTGGTCCATCGCACCAATCACTAATAGATCCATTTTCGTGTGCGCCGTCTACCCATCTTCCACAACCACCGTTCACATATAAGTCATTACATTCAAAATCATATGAAGAGCAACTAGAACAATTTTTACAACACTTACCAACAACTCCACCTGAGTTTGGACCACCACTAGAATTATTTGATGATCCATCTATTGGTGGTCCTGAACCACATTGTGTTGGTAATGATGGACATGCTTGATCACAATTCATACCCCTATGCCAAGTTTGATTTGGATAGTTACAGTCTTCAAATATTTGACCCTCGGTACAGCATGAAAGCGCACCTGTAGTTGTGCAACAGGCTCCAATCGCGTCTGGTCCGATCACTGGACCACCTCCATGATTAGGAGGATCGCAAACACAAGGAGTTGATATACATTCAGTATTGTGACCCATGTATATTCCACCGATAGACGTACACTCTTCAGGGGAAACTTCGTCTGTGCATAAACCATCAGACAAACAACATGCGCCATACTTCGTTAGTGAATCACAGCAGTTGATTGATGAACAATATGTATTCACACCCTGAAAAATAGTGTAGAACAAGTCAGACTGTTCACCTAACTCAAAGCACTCGTTTGCTGATAGGTTGTTTGTGCATGTATAGTAATTTCCAGAGATTAATTCAAACTGACAGCACGCTCCCACCAAACCAAAATCATCATCACAAACATCGGGATCACATGGATATTTTTCAGAGTCACACGGAACCAATGCTCTAAAGTTTCCTCCGAATCGATCACAGAATTCTCTGGTTACGGGGATTCCGCTGGAGTTAGTGCTATCGATACAAAGCGTTTGTTCGTTATCATGATTTTTATTTAAACAACATGAACCTTCTACATCACTTAAGTTGCAAGGTGTTTCAGAGCATGGTGTATCAGGATAGAACTCGAAACTGCCTCCTCTATCCTCACACTCTGTCTCACTAATAAAGTCATCGCAAGTAAATGATACACTATAATCGCAACAAGCACCGTAACTGATGAGATTTGATTTATCAGTATTATAGTTTTTACCTGCAATCGAACACAACCAACTCGCACCCTCGTCGTAGGATAAACAGTTTACGATGTTCACCCCAGTAGAGAATGTGTTATTGTTAGGATCAAAATAGAATTTATTACTAAATGATATTCCTGCTGGTCCATTTTTGATAATGAGTGTTGCTAAGTTAGCCTCACCATAATCAGCAGTTGATCCAAACCGTTTCGTTCTTTGTGTCTCCCAGTGCGGAGCGATACTAATTGGATCTTTAGCATGTTTTGTAAACACTATGTCATTCAAAGTAAACGGAGCATATACCAGATGAACAGACCCTTGCTCAGTATTAATATTAAATGGGTCTTTTTGCACACCGTCAATTTCATTTCCATGCACATGGTAGAAGTTACTACTGTTATAAAGTTTTGGTGATATTGTACCCCAAGTAAGTCCACCGTCACCTGCATCAGGCGGGACAATACTACCTTGATCTGTAAACGTTAGTCCATAAGCATCTTTAACACTTTTCTGATCGATAAGGTATGCGAGTTCACCGACTGACTGACCCAATACCGTTCCATAAAGTTTTGAAGCCTGTGGACCAGATATACCAATGACTGAGTAAGTAGGACCAGTTCCTATTTTTACTAAATCGCTATAGAATACTAAATCACCACTTACACCAAGTCTTCTAAACGTAAGTGTTGATCCGCATACTCCAAAGTAAGGAGCATTAGCGTGACCAATGATTGTTCCTGTTGTAATACCATTGAAGATACCTGTTGTTCCCACAGAGGTATTTAAAATATTTGGAAATGCTCCAACGACTGGTCCTGCTTGACCAGTAAGACCTCTAGGTGCTGCGGTAACTTCGTTTCCTGCTCCGTCAGAGAAACGTAAAACATAGTAACCAAAGGCAGGTTTACTCGGATCGTTTTGAAAGTATGTTCCGATTAATTCTGAACCTGTCACACCAATCGGTCCTATAGGACCAGTCGCACCCGTAGAACTTGATGCACCAGCAACACCGCCTGTTCCTGTAACTACAGAGTTATTTGGTCCCGTTGGACCAGTGTACGGACGTATGTGACTTGTGCTAAATGATGCGGTGTAACCTAGTGCCATATAGTATCCTCTACTCTATGTAGGTTAATAACCGTATCCTCCACCGCTAGGTGGTGACGATGGTGGTGGTGTCGGTGGTGGAGTAGGAGCAGGAGTATCGACTGGAGCGGTCGTGGAATCTGTTTCTACAACGGTGGATTGACTCATTCTACTTGCGATTCTTTGTGAAAGTTCTTGCGCACTTTGTATAGAGTATCGTTTCAGATTTAGATTACAGATCCCCGATTGAATGCAGTATTGATCTGATCTATCACATGCAGTGCAATCAGTAGGCTTATCAGTAATCCATTTACGAGAGGTGTCCCCCCACTGGTCACTATTACAAACACCTCTTGAAACACCGTACACACAATCTAAAACATAATAACGTGATGGATCTTGACCCTCTGGGACTTCATAATCGAACGCTTGTCTCTCGAAACAACACGATCCAATCTGACGATCTCTTTCACTACTTTGATAACCCAAAGACTTTCTCACTTCTGCGATCTTATCTGTCACCTCGCTTGAAACTTCAGTTATAACAATTTGTTGGTCACAAAGTCTGCACTCATCAGGCTTGTTCAGATTCTTACAATCCTCAAAACAGTTATCGGGACACTTACTCCAGCGAGTTTCATATTCAGTGATTCGTGAGCATTCAACACGAGAGTTGTAAGAGCATTGACTTAACGATCCTGCTGCATAACTTCTATTGTTTCGATCAGTTCTTTCCTTAAAGTATTGACAGCAACAACCTTTTTCTTTTTCTCTACTCGTGATTTCATCTTCATCTCTATCTCTCAAAAGTTCTAAACAAGACGACTCAATATTTTTGTATCTATTCGTCATCGCATTAATCGATTGAGAAAGTGGAGTTGTATCAATCGTTGTTGCTGAACTTTCAACACACGCATTGTTATTAAATTCTCTAATTAAATTATCCACGATTTCTGTGTAATTGTTACACTTACATGTATAGTATCTTCTGAGATCAACTTCGGCTGTGTTCATCTTATTTTCACATGCGATTTCTTTGTCGGTTGCATATGTCATGATAAGTTCAATCGCTCTATCGCAAGCGGTCTTAAACACTGGATTACTTAGCGGACAATCATCGCATTTTTCTCTGAGAGTTTCACGAAGTTCGTCAACCACAGTTTTTGATGTGAGAGAAAGTTTTGTCGTGATAATGCTATCGTCAATTCGAGATCTAAACCTTGTTTCACCCGCACGAACAGTTGATGCTCTTACACCTTGAGGAACATATGTGTATTCATCTTTCTGTGAGTCAGGTAAGGATGGTGCGTAGATCCATTCATATCTATCCTTAAACGCAGGTGATGAAGTATCGTTTACTAATGTGTCATTTTCATATAGTCTAACCACAAGTCGATGGGTATAGCCATGTTTTGAAGTGCAAATTCCAGGCAGTCTAGGATCACTTAAGAATGAATCTGATAAGTGTAAGCCTGGTGGGGCGCCTGGACAGTTTCTTCCCCCCGTAGGCTCACCCAAATCAGGATGACAAAGATGACGTTTACCAACTCCGCAGGGATAGTATTCTCTCCACTTAAATCCGCCTGATTTTGCGTTACAATCAGCGATTGTTGTTACGCTATAATCACATTCACCAATAAGTCCTCCACTCGGAGGTCTGCAACATGCGTAAGCAGTTGGAGTAGAGCAACCACCAGCGTCAACGTCATAACCAGCAGCGACAGCGTTATCATAGTGAGGCACGCCAGGTCTAAACTTCTTAGGAACCCCACGCAAGTTTCTACCAGTAATAGAACCGTAGGTTCCTTGATAGAAGTTGGTGTTTGTTACATAAGTAGATCCGCAATCTTTACGATCAGGTGATGTATTATCACATGGAGATTCAAGTCTACTCTTACCCTGAGCGCCTGATCCTGCACCAAACGAGCCAGGTCGAATCAATCCACCCCAATCCTCAGCATCCGCACCACCATTAATGATGGAGTTATTCACATAACCTAACTGACACATTTCACATGTCAATGGTGCTTGAATACCAGACCACGGTATACCAAAGTTACTAATACCAAATTTATCATTCTGTCTCACAGTATCGTATTGAACAAAACCACCACTACAGAATCCTGGCAGGTTTGGTATTTTTGTATCAGGTGTTAACTCCACGTTACCTGACTCTAAAGCATACTCAGAACTTACATCTAT